CCCGTGGGCCTCGCCAACGGCCTGCGGGGTCTCGCGTCGGCGGCCGTGACGCAGCCGTACATTTACGCAGTCAACTATAACGTTCTGAGAATCCAGAAGGGAATGGCAAGCGTTTTGTACGCGAATTGAAATTTTTCTTGCATAAAGAATAGTACCCATACTAAAAAATGGAGCCCACGAGATGCAGTTCATGTTCTCGAGGCCCTCAGGCGCGCGACCAATTTTTGGATAAATTTGCTCGCATATGTAAAGTGTGTCTCAAGTGTCGTCTGAAGACGCAGAGACTCCGGAAAACGGACAAGGGGCATCCGAGATGCACACAGTGTGCCAAGCGTCCAATTTTCAACATCCCAGGTAATAAACGTGGCGTGCTTTGCGCAGATCACAAAGAACCTGGAATGGTGAATGTCATAAGTATAAAATGCGAGTTTGCAGATTGTCAGGTCCAGCCTTGCTTTAATTTTCCAACTGAGTTATTCGGGAGATTTTGTGCGACACATCGTCTAGATGACATGGTGAACTCGCGTGAGCGCCCATGTGAACACGAGGGGTGCATGAAGAAACCAAACTTTAACACAGGGGGAGAAACAAAAGCACGATTTTGCAAAGAACACGCACTTGAAGGGATGATTGACGTATTGTGCGACAAGTGTAATCACGATGGATGCGGACGCCGGGCTATATATAACACGTGTCCTAATAAAAAGGGTTTATTTTGTCTAAAACACAAACAGACCGGCATGATGAACGTCAAGACGGCAAAATGCCGTCACGATGGGTGTTTCACGGTCCCTGTTTTCGGTTTGCCTGGTTCCAATACGGGTATGTACTGCAGGGGCCATAAAAGTCCAGAAATGATTGACGTCAGAAACGCTCGGTGTAAAACGCCCATGTGTGACATAATTATGCCTGGAAACAAAACTGGCTACTGTGCCCGTTGTTCGATATACATGCGCCCGGATGCCCCCACCTCCAGGAGATTCAAGACTCGTGAGATGGCCGTATGTGAATTTCTCAAAAAGACATTCCCGGAATGTGACATCACGCACGACAGGCGAGTTGAGTGCCACGCATACAGGCCCGACTTTGTGTTCGACCTAGGGTCACACACAGTAGTCATCGAGATTGACGAGAACCAGCACAGGTCATATGACACGTCATGTGACAACAAGAGGCTTATGAGCATATTCGAAGGTCTAGGATCCAGGCCTATGGTCATGATCAGGTTCAACCCAGATTCGTATACAGGACATAGGGGATGTTGGACCAAGGACAATAAGCTCGTCGACGACGGTGGGCCGTGGGCCAAGAGACTCGAGACCCTCAAGGATCGGGTAGGTCATTGGTTCAACACCGAACCAGACCGTGAACTTTCAGTCGAGCATCTTTTCTTCGATAGTTACTAATAGATGGGTCAACTCTGGCCGTGGGTACTTCTTATCGGTCTTGTTTTCCTGATTAGCTACGATCCGAGCACGCGAAACCTTGCGAATTATTTTGATCAGGAGAGAGTAGAGACGGATCATGGATCCGATGGAAAGACACAAGAGCATAGCGGTGCCAGTGACTCGTGACTGTGAGGGCGGCCCTCCAAAGTTTCTACTCGTTCATGATCGGCGGTACAAGGAATGGACTTTCGTCACCGGGGGGTGCCGGCGGCGGGAAATTCTCAACCCTCTTCGATGTGCAATTCGTGAACTCGAAGAGGAAACCCGCGGGATCATAAATCTGAAAAAGGGAAGCTATTCCTATTTCAGTTTTTCCTTTAGAGATTCAGAGGGGGTGAATAACGTGTACCACGTGTACGTGTTTGAAATGCCCATCACAAACTGTGAGCAATCTCACATTGTGAGACGCTTCAACGAAGAAAAATACAAGATGGAGGGGCGCGAGGTGCCCTTCCGCAAGAATTATGACGAGAACGATTTTTGCGAATTTGATACACTCGACGGAATAACAAAACGCCGAGATCTCTGGGACATGATTAGAACCCATGTCATCAAGAATCCAGCATTTCACCAAGTTCTCGCGACACCCGAAAAGCAAACCTTCTTCCTGCGCCCATGAAGAGTTTTTAAAAAATTTTGAAAATTTAAAAATGACGCAGTCAAAGATTGCAATTGCCAAGCGCCTCGCCGAACTCCGACAGGACGGGTCCGACCCCGAGACGCTTGCCAAAACCATGACCGTCATGAAGATGCATCACGAAATTGAGAATATCATAGAGTCCAGGGTGGAAGAGCCCGAGACGGCGCCAGAGCCCGAGCCGGAGGAGGAGAAATCCTATGTTCAGTCGATTTTCGAAACGTTTTTTGGTGTTGATAGAGATTAGGACCTCTTAACTATCATGTCCATTAAGAAATGGACGCGAAAGGGTACGGAGCCCCCGACCCACGTCCTCATGGACGGGGGGCAACTTCACGTCCCCGACACTGACCTGGAAGCCTTCTACAGGGCTTATTTGGCGGATATTGCATGCGGCACCAGGTTGTTTGTCGTTGAACAAAAAACAGAAATTTTTAAATTTTTTGTTGATATTGACTTCAAGGCGGAGCGCCCGCTCACCGACGAGGACGCGCTCGACCTGTGTACCAGGATATGCGCCTCTGTGAAAAATGGGAAATGTCTCGTGGCGCGCGCCCCGCACAGGAAGCTCAAGGATGGTGAGATCAAGTCGGGATTTCACCTACACTGGCCTGACCTCGCCGTGACGCGCCAAGAGGCGCTTTCGTTGCGGACGCGCATTCTCATGGACCTCGACGGCCCCGAGTGGGCGCGGATTATCGATTCGAGCGTGTATGGCGGGTCTGGCCTTCGGTGTCTCTGGTCGCACAAAAAGCCCGAGGGGGCGCCGTACGTGCCGTGGATATCGGTACCAGATGGGACACCCATGTCACCCAGGCCTACACTCGAGGCTCTGAAACTCTTCGCCGTCCGCGTCTCCGGACAGCCCACCGCCCCGAAGATCAGGCGGGTCGCGTCATCTCCCGGGGCCATAGGCGTGTGCAGTTCGCGGCTCGAGGAGTTTATCCGGGTGAATTTTGAGGGTCAGGGCTCGGCGCGCGTCAAGGGGATGCGCAATCTCAAGGGGAATGGGAAGGGTCTATGCATCGAAACCGACTCGCGGTACTGTGAGAACATCAAGGGACTCCACAAGTCTAATCACGTATGGTTCTGCATACGCGGTGGCGTTATTATGCAGAAATGCCTAGACGACGAATGTCTCGAGTTTTCCGGACGGGAACATAATCTCCCACCTTCTATTAGTGATGAAGGTCATCGTGTGGCTAGTCCTCCTTGTCACCGTGCTGTTGATCTTCTTCCCAAGACCTGGAGTGGGTCGTTTCAGGAATTTTGAACTCGAGGCCCATCCATACTCGGGGCTCGACCCGCAGGAGTGGAAGATCTTTCTTGAAGAGCTGCGGGCGTTCGACGCCAACCCTGCGCGCGCGCAGCACCTCTACGGCGCCATCGAACATCTCCGCAATATTGGTCTTATGAATACCAACTATACAGACACTATTAACGAGATTTCTGATCGCCTGGGCTACGAGGGCGAGGTGATCGCAAATCAGATTGCAATTTCCAAAGGAATTCAGTTCAGGCCAAAGTACTTAAACGATATAATCCCCATGCAATCAATAGATGACTACCGGACAGGAGGTCCAGTCGGCGCGGGCTTCCCCGACCCCAGATCCCACGGTCAGTGAGAGCCGCACACGTTCCGGGCGCGTTACCAAGCCCCCGGTGCGATACGAACCCGTCGAGCGCGTAGAGGATGATTACGCGTCCGACGAGTATGATGATGACGAGTCGGACGTGGGTTCAGGCGTTGAATATAGCGAGTCTGAATTGGACGAGGATGGGGATTCAGAGATGGACGACTTTATCGTCGAAGATAAAAGCGAGAGTGAAGAGGATGATAATGGAGAGAGAGCAGAGCCCATCGCCCGAGGACCAGATGCCGCAAAGCGCCCCACCGTGGCTCCAGTACGCAAATCCGGAGCCGCAAAAAAGTAAATTCGAGGAGCTCATTCAGAACCCCCTTGCAGTCCTCGCCATTGGTATCGCCATCGGGGTAATTATCGTTTCCATGCGCCCGATTGTCGTGCAGTCGGCCTAGCCCGTTATGAAATAAAGGGGGGCGTTCCCGCTCGGGGAATCATTCCCCACAAAATCACCGATAGGGCCAATTTTCTTGGCATACACATCCTCTTGCAGGAATCCGACCCACGCCCCCTCACGGCGCTGGCTGTCAGTTTCCTTTAAGAAATCCGCATCGTAATACGGCGTACGTGGTTCGTTAGAAAGCCACGATGGCGTCTTTAACATAGGAAGAACCTCATAGGCCTTTGCAATGAGCCAAAGGACTACCAGGAGAGCGATCACGGTGAGAATCACCGCCATCTTATTACTTTGTCATATATTAATTTACTGCGGGACTACGTTGCCACCGGCGTCCACAAACTCCACCGTCATGGGGTTCTCGGCGGCGCGCTTCGCAATCTCTGCCGAAACCTCGGCGTCCGCCATCTTCACCAGATCCTCGATCGGCGTGTCGGGAAACTGCTGCTGCAGGCGCTCAAGAACCTCCGCGGGGTGGGGGATCGGCGGAACGTCCGGCTTGTTGTAAAACTTGGAGTTCTCATCTCCCGGCTCGATGTAAGGCGTGTCCGACCCCTCAATAGGCTTGGCGGTCATGTCGCGCTTGCGCTTCTCGAACATCGCGGCCGCTTGCGACTGGTTCTCGCGGTACTTGGTCATAATCTCCTCGAGCTTCTCGTTGGCGTAATGGGTGTCCTCAACCTTGGAGCGATCGGGGGGAATCAGCAGCCACTTGTACATGTCCACC